CACATGCTTTGTGCCTAGTTTTTCAATTAGTGCTTTTGCTAATGTCGTTTTGCCTGATGCGGGTTGTCCGCAGAACCAATAAATCATATTCATTTTTTTAATCCGTACTTAATATATTTATACCATATCCTTTCGTGTATGTAATATTGTATTGGCTTGTATAGTAATTCAACTATGCTGAATGTTGCTCCTACTTGAATTGAACCGCTAACGATATACATAATCACGAATCCTATCAAAGTGCTTATCACCCGATAGGATATTGTTTTTAATATATGCCTTTTTCTATCAATCATCATCTTTCAAGAATGCTTTTAATGGGTAAAAAATTAAACTATTCCTGTACCCACCCTCGTATGTAGGCATGATGGGAGTAACTCCATGAACATTTTTCCACGCAGGATAAACGAGCATTGAATTATCTTGTTGCCCGAATGTTGCGTTGTAATCGGGAACGTGTAAGTCGCCACCTTTTGAATTAAGCCTTTTACATATAATCACATTGACCGCACCAACTATGTTGCCTGTATCACGATGGAATGGTGCTGATATATTGTAGTTTGAAATAGAACTTGTAAACATATTAGCGAACTTCCACTTCTGCTCCATTGGTTCAAACAATTTCAATTGTCTTTCATATTGTGTAGGCATCAACTCTTTGATAACCTGTTCGCTTTCTTTGGCTAACATCAACATCGCCTTAATGAATGTCTGTGCTGATTCAACTCCATGAACTGATGATATTGTTCCATAGTATCGCATGAATTGTGGCTTCGGGGGAACACTCCCTAGTATTACTGACATCTGTGTTGTGCCTATCTTCCTTGCTTGTTCCCTTGTCATTCCAGGATTTTCTATCTGTGCTTTCAACACATCCGACCTATCAAGTTTTGTTTTCGGCACTCGTTTACTATTGAACTCCGCATTCGCTATGTCGGCAAGTTTGCACATCCTATCAGGCATTTTACTAATGTAAAAGCCTATCGGTTCGCCATCTTCATACAACATACAATCCTCATTCACATTCGGCTCACGATAATCACACCTAGAACCTATCTTGGTAGTATGTTCAACCTTCTGTAAATCAATGCGTTTCATAATTAGTGTCTGTTTGGATAGTAGTTAAATCTAATGAAGTCCTGCTTATAGAATTCGTATGCCATATCCTTTGTTTCGGGAGTCCAAAAATTAATGGACTGACTAACATTCAATGGGTTCAATAACTTCAAGAACAAATCATTTTCCATCTTATGAATATGAATGCCCTGTTGAACCATCTGTGATTGTGGTAAATAGTGCCTTTCCTTTTCCTCAATGTTAATGATAGCGTGTAAGAACTCCTTGAACGGCATACCGATATAGAATATATCTTCATTCGGGAATACCTTTCTGTCCATTGACTTGTAAATCTTTTGGCTATACAAACTCATAACCCTGTCAAAAGGATTACGAACATAAGCGAAGTTGTAATAATCATCAAGCACTTCTTCTGTGAACTTGAATCCAATGTCCTGTCCATGAATATCCATTTCGTTACCATTCTTGTATGGTATAGTTAATCCTAACTCTTTGGCGAAATATGTTTTCAATGTAGTACAACAGGTTTTCGGCAGATACCAATATACCATCTTCTTATCTTCTAGGACTATTCCACGATTTTTCATTTCTTGTGTTTTAATTTGATTTCAAAAAACTCTTTATTCTTTTTAATATTATTGACTTGACAATGATTAGGGTATTTATTCAATAGGTATAAGCCACTCGCCTTCACTCTTTCCTTTGTTCGTGTTATCTGCATACCACCTTTCATCTTGTAGTAATTGGTATCAATCGCTATGTTGTTGAATCTCAATACACTACCGAACTTGATGTAATATAATATGCTCCTTTCATAATCGCCCTTATCATCTATGGTCTGTGTTAGAAAGTTGTCATGGTCTATGATTTGACCGAAACAAGCACCAACGATATACCTCAAATCAGCACTCGGCTTCTTGTTGAACATGAATAAGCCATTCTTAACTGCTGACACTCCCCATAGTTTTGTACCTATCTTCTTTGATAGTTCAAATCCCCTCAATATCAATTCGTGTAATTCTGTAACTAACACTAGGTCTTTGACTGATACGGCTTTGTATATACCTGCTATATCATCATCCAAACTGAATACCATTTCGCCTTCTTGGAAATAGTGCCTAATGTAGTTCCTTTGATTACGGATAGTTTCAACTCCAACGATTATGTTCTTTAATCCTAGAATAGAATAATCCTGCCTTTCCTGTTCGTTAGCCACGAATAGATACACATTGTCTAGGCTGATATTGGTTTTCTTTAAGTATGCCAATGTCTTACTAGCAAATACATCAACTCTTTTATATGAGGGGATGGCTATTTTATACATTCTTTTCCTTTTCCTCTTTCAACTTTTCCATAAGGAAGCCACCAATATACAATCCCTGTTCTCTCCACCATTTCACTAATTCCTGTGCTGCCTCGTAGTGTTCTAGTTCAAACTCAATCTGTATGGCTTTCTTAATGTTCTTGGTCATATCGGATAGGTCGCTAGATAAATCATCCTCATTCAAGATGGATAAATCTATTTCTTCTGCCTTCTTCCATACATCTAATCCCCAATCATTTAGTTCGCTATCATCCCAATCATTAGCCAATACATCCCAATCCCATTCACCGAATGATACATTGTCTTTGATGGTAAACTCTCTCTGTTCTTTCTCTGTTAATTCTTTGGCAACGATAACAGGTATTTCTTTCAGTCCTGCTTCCTGACAGGCTCTTAACCTCATGTTACCCCCTAGAACTACCATGTCGCTATTCACAACGATAGGTCGTATTTCAAGCATCTTTGGGAACTCCTGTATGGATTTCACTAATGCTTTATACTTATGGTCTTTTATTACCCTTGGATTCTCGGGGTTGGGTTGTATCTTATTTATCTTCAAGTATTGGTAGTGCGTCTGGGTTGCCATAATCTTCTGTTTCGGGTTGTGAAATAGGTTGCTCTGTTAATACGTTTTCTATACCATTTTCTGTTAGCCATTTGCTGAATGCTTCGGCTAGTTGAAAGATTGACTCTTTCTGTGGCAGGGTTACACTTACTACCTTCTTGTCATCGTTGAAGTTAAGTGCGAAGGGTTTGTACTCTTGACTCATGTGATTGTTTTTATCGCCCTTGACCTCTGTATGCTTTTGGTCTTGGACTGTGTTTATTAAAAGATTTTTTTGCTCTACCTGTTTTTCTTTTCCCGAAGGATATTTTTTTGCTATCGCCTTTGGATTTTGCCATTGTGTGTTTCTATTAAATATTCTATATGATGTTTCTTATCGCCGTATTGAATATGACAAGACCTACACAATGCCATTAGGTTTTCTATCGTGTCTTTGCCTTTTGAAGAACCCATACCCCTTGCGTTTATGTGGTGAATATCAACTGCTCTATTACCGCATAACTCACAAGGGATAAAGTCCTCTATACCATAACCGAAATGATTAAGGTATATTTTTGTGTACGGCTTCATTAAAAGGGTAAGTCAGTTGTTTCGTTTGTGGCTTTCTTGTAGTCATTCAATGTGATTGACACATCTTTGCCATAATCGTTGGGGGCATCTGCTATGTTAATATTGATACTAACATAATCCTTACCTTCAAAATGATATGCGTGTTTGTGTGCTTCCGATAGGCATATTGAAGCAGTTAGCCATGTCGGGTTTCTTTTCTTACCACTTCCTAGACGGATTTTTTTTGATTTGGTTTGTTCCATTTGGTTTTTGATTTGGTTTGTTTACTATTTTGATTTTCTTGTTCTCCTCTTTGGTTGTTGTACTACTACAAATTCTGTGTCAGGTGCTGATTCAAGTGGTACATCAACTTGTACAGATTCTTGTACAGGTATTGGCTCGTTCTGTGAAACATACCAATTATACAAGTGATTCACTAATTCTGCACGACAACTGCTACACCAATGCGAAAAGTTGTGCTTATCGCTGACATACTTTGTGTACAAGTATATTAGATTTGAATACACATCCTTTTCGTAGTTCTTCACGAACTGATGTTTCTTCCACATTTCATACAAAGGATAATGTCTTTCAAACATCTCTTTGTCAATTTCGTTTATCATAATTCCCATTTATTAGTTATAAAATCCTCTACGTAAAGATACATAAAGGGTGCCATACTACCTATAAATATAGCATCCATAAAGTTTGTTTTCAACCATAAAGAAAAAAATGTAATCCAAAAAGATAGACAGAATCCACA